TGGCAATGACTCTTCACCTGATTCTCTTAGAACAGCAGCGTAATACCTTAGCTGTCCTGGAAGGTCCACTACATCGACATCGATTTCATGACCATCGATTTCGTCCAGACACCTCGTTAGAGATGAAAAAGACTCTTCTGCCGGATAAACCCGGGTAAATATTTCCCAAGACTCCCACGCATCTGTTAGATACGAAAAGAATCTTAGAGCCGACTCAGCGTCTGTTCGTTTCTTGTGCCGCTCAGGATACACCTGACGCTGCAGTATTTCGAACTTATCGCGGTGTGGCCACCCATGGATCCATCTATGGCCAAGGAAATGAACGTGATCTTCAAACTCACGTTCCTCGAGGTGAGTGTCTGTTACGTCACTCTTCTCAACGCTAATGGTGAACCCTAGCTCCGCCGCATAACGGGCTAGCTTCCCAAGTTCATACTCTGAATTCGACGCAAATATAGCGTCGTCTCCTTGAATTAGCACTCTGTCCGGCTTAAGCGCTGCTCCAGTGAGTCTGATCAGCACATAGTTCATCAGAAGCAGGTTTAGTACGCTCCCAACCAAACTGGTGAAAGCGGACCCGCTAGGAATTCCTTTGTGTTTTTGGAAGATTGATCCATCCGGCGTCACGATTCTCGAGTGAATGAAATCGCTGACGTACCTTTCCCACACATCACGCGCTTGATCATCCAAGTCTAGATGCGTCCGCAGTATACGGAATACATCATCAATCATGAACGCTGGAGCGCTAGCGTCAAACCCTGACCAATCCAGGGAATAGACGTATCGGAACCTAGAGCTTAGCTCTGAAATCAGAGCTCCCTTCTCAACCGATCGAAGACCGATCGCGAACGGCCGCTTTCTCTCCAGATTTGCAGAGACTCTCTTCGAGAATGACGTACCAACAATGCTCGTATTGAGCGACGCCATCCATACAAGGCGAGTCTTTGGACCAGACGTCCCAGGCTGTACCCTACGGCCAAAGAGATAAGGGTCGAAACCCCGATCCCCACTCCAAATTCGAAGTGCAGCCCGAAGAGCTTTATCAAGGACGTGGCGGTTCCGCGTGAAATAAGGAACCCCAGCATAATGAGACTTATGGATGTAGTGAGCCACCACTTCATCCAATGTGAAAGGCTTTCGCCCTCCAGTCGCGTCACCCGCACAACTGAGCGTTGCAGAAAACGCGTCCCGGTAAGCCCCGGCATCCCACGATCGTCCTGTTCCGTTGCGATGATCACTTCCAACTGACTGGCTGGATACGGCAGTTCCCCAGTCCTCAGCGCAAGAGCCTTCAACATCAGCTCCCAACACGTTGGACAGTGGTGACGATGATGGTCGTACTCTTCTGCTAGTTCCGGAGTTTGCGGTGCCTGCCACTCCGGGTCCCTTACGGGGCTTTCGGCTCTGGCGTCTGCAACTGCAGGCTCCCAGTCCCGAAACGGTGAACTCGTCTGTGACGGGTCCAGAAATGTCGGATTTAAGGGCATGGATGGGACATCCATACTTCGCAAGCCCCTTCGCCACCCATTGAGGTTCTGTGACACTCCTGTTATCCCTCCATTCCACGAGCCCTGTAGTCTGATCGCTAAGTCGGCGTTGAATCCCACGATCCACCGCTGGCTCTTTGACCTGTTGACTAAGGCTACGCAATGCCCGAGCCCAGTTAGGGTTCGAACTGCGATACTTACCGAGATATTCAATCCCGGCTCGCGCGCGCAAATCGTCTAGTTCCATACGCGCTCCCTTCAGAATTGGACCTAATGCGTCCTGACACGACGGTCCCTATCGGTCAGAAGGTGAGGTGAG